GATAGATTGCCAGCAAGAGGCCAACGCACGCAGCCTCGGGCTTACCAGCCACCGCGAACAACAGGCCAACGAATACGGCTAGGAACTCAGCGCACAGTAGGGCTACGTCAATGCCGTCCCACAGCGCTTGGGCTTCCGCTTTACGCTCAGCCAGCGCTGCTTTGCGCTCGGCGATCCTCAGCTCTAGTTCGCTAATCACCACTGCCGCCTGCACCAGATCCGCTCTGTACCGCTGTAGTCGGGTCTGAAATCAGATGCGAGACACATCCTTTTTGGATGCCACTCGAACGTCACAACCGCTGAGACGATAGAGATAAGCGCCACCGCGATCAGGTAGACGCAAGCCACACCCCAAAGTAGTTTCTCCATTACTGCCCCCGTATAGCATCAGCCACCGCCTGAGCTCCCAACTTCTCAGCAATCAAGGCGCAAGCCTCGCGCTCCGCCATGACCGCCAAATCTTCAGCGAGGATCTGGGCACCCTCTTGGTTAGCCTGCTTGAACACTGGAAACCACCAGCGTTGGAAAGCCTCGTCTAGCAGGCTATTGAACTCGCTACGCTGTTCTTCGGTCATCATCTTAGCTCCCTCGGACGGTCAGGCTTCGGATAACTCTTGTACTTACTTTCGCTTCGCTTCTGTAGGCAGGTCTTGCAGATCCACCGGTTTACTTTCCCTCTCCGGTGCATCTCGCCGCCTTCCTCATGTACAGAGAACTGGCAGGATGTGCAGAATCTCATTTGCCCTTAGTCTGCTGGACGAGCTCTAAGTTCTGCAGCAGCGCGTCAAAAACTGAATGGTCAACGTCCATCTGGATCGGCGAGCCGTTAGGCCCCGACATCTCATGCTTCTGAACCTCAGCCCATCGCATCTGCGCCTTCGACCACCAAATCATCGCAGTCGTATCGCCTGACAAAGCCTTGTTGAATAAGGTCTGAGCCACCTTAGCCGAAGCCTTTGCCTTTCCTACGTCTAGCTCTTGCCGGTAATGCTTGCGCAGCGTCTTATCGTCTATGCCAATCAGCGCCCCTATCTGCTCATGAGGCAACCCAAGGCCGCTCGACGTCTCTACGAGCCTCTTTGAATCAGCAGAAGGTTTGTGTTCGTGACTCATACTGTTTTATTAAGGGTAAGTGTTACGCTTCTGTTAACAACACAGCTTTCTTGCCTGTGAAATCTTCCCATCGCTTTACTATTACATCACAGTATTTAGGGTCTAATTCCATTAGCTTTGCCTCACGGTTTGTTTTTTCACAAGCAATCAATGTACTCCCCGATCCCCCAAAGAGATCTACTACTACCCGTTTATCAGCCATTGAATAGTAATCAAAAAACCAACATACCAACTCTACTGGCTTTTGAGTAGGGTGAACGCGCTTTTTGGTGTCGTCCTTTTGCATACCGTGATGCCCAGACCAAAGGATTCTAGCCACCATGCGCTTGTGTTTTGCTTTAGACCAGCATAACTCAAACGTATTGCCAACAACCTTATCCATTTTGTCGTCACATCTTTTATCCCACACAACCCATGAACCTGAATTTCTATTTGGTATCAAATCAACGTAATAATCAGCGCCCCAAAGGAAAATTTCTTTGCAGTAATCAAACATTGCAAAAATGGTATTTATAAATTCAGGATTAAAGTCCTCATGGTCACCTTTTACAGCGTCAAAACGTTTGCCTGTTTTTCTATGCTTTGAATCACCGCTAAACATACTATCGTAATTGGTGTCTAAAAACATACCATACGGAGGATCAGTAAACACCATATCGGCTTTCTGACCATCCATCAGTTTCTCTACGGCATCAATACTCGTACTATCCCCACACATTAGCCGGTGGTTGCCTAACTGATAAATGTCGCCCAACTTGGTCTTTGGCTCCTCTGGCGCATCAGGTACGGCATCCTCGTCCGTCAATCCCTCTACCTGCTCCGGCTCTAGCAACTTGCTGAGCTCTTTAGGGTCAAACCCTAACAAATCTAAGTCAAAGTCGGCATCCTGCAGATCGGTCAACTCTAACGTCAACATCGCGGTATCCCACCCAGCATTCATCGCTAATTGGTTATCCGCGATCACGTAAGCACGCTTTTGTGCGGGCGATAAGTGCCCCAATTCGATTACTGGAACCTGTGATTGCCCGAGCTTTCTCGCCGCCAGCAACCGCCCATGCCCAGCTATTACTCCGTTGTCACCATCGATGAGAATTGGGTTCGTCCACCCGAACTCTTTGATACTTGCCGCAATCTGCGCTACTTGAGCTTCTGAATGGGTTCGACTATTTCTTGCATAAGGTATTAGCGTTTTAATATCAACGTGCCTGATTTGCAGTTGATGTCCGGCTTGTAGCTTGTGGACTTTTGCAGTCATCCAAACAGTCTCTTCAGGAACTCTGCTGCGGCACCCGGACCTAACAGCACCATAATCATCAGCGCATAGATCAACATCTCTATTCGCGCCATGCGGTTGTCGCCCTTCTCTAACCGATGCTCAATTGCCTCGTATCTTGCGTTTGATAGGGCTTCGTGCACGGCGAACCTCGTTTCCAGATCTGAATCCATGTTTCCACTCAGCAATTAATCGGTGCCTGTAGATTGCTCTGAAGCAACAGGCAATTGAGGTAGCGCCTGATCCCTAATGTTCGCAATCATCTGAGCTGATTGGTTAAAGGGTAGGCTACCAAGCAAGGTTAATAGTACGTTAACCTCGTCAAGGTTGTAAAGCAGGCTGATCTTGATGTCCTTGTTGTCCATTTGCTGTTCCTCTTTGTTGTTGTGGCCCATTCTTAGCAGGGTGTTGGGCTCGATTTGGTCTTCAACTAGGCAAATGGGAAAGCCAGAAAACCACTCGCGTTGACATCCTCGAATGCTGGCTTGACACCCAACATAGATAAGGTCGGTACTCGCTGCACTGGCAAGCAATGACCGCAAGGAGGTGCAGTCACCAGCATCCGCATTTCCCGACTGGGATGGAGACCAACCGTTCCGCAGGTTCCAGTCTACGGGGTCGGGGGTAGTGACCAGTTGATCTCCATGCCAGTCAGGGCTCTACGCAAACGGCTGAGCCGCCGATTTATCCGAAACATGGGGGCTGCGCTCCCCCAGTGAGTCGCCAGTTTATATGTTTTCCGTTTGCTTTACTTTCGCCAACACGTTTGCCACTAGCTGAGACAGGTAAATTGTCTCTTTTACATCAGACCCTTTAAAACGGCCTAGAAACGCCGCAACGTCTTCGAGTACCCGAACTACGTCTTCTCTTGGAAAATCGTTCATAGCGCCTCTAAGCCCCCTTGCCGTGCCTATCCTCAACCTACCCAACCTCTCCTCGCCTGTCCATACCAAGCCGGACCCTTATTCTTGCGAAACGTCAAACTTAACAACATTGAAACGACCATACGTTGGCCTGAAGTCACCAATCCCAATCAACCGACCTGCCATGCTGAGGGTGTCCTGTAACCAGAACTCGTCAATGTACTCAGGGGTCAGCACCATCAGGTCAAAGTCCAACCTGTAGCCTGCTTTCATCGCCGGTCTGACGCGATTCACCCCTGCCCGCTGGATCACAACCCGACGCTTGTCTTCGTAATCCCACTTGTCTTTGCCAAAACTCGCCAGATTCGTCAGGCTGACTACGCCTGCCTTCGTCAGATCCATCGCTGACTTCCGAGGACTTCGAGGATCCTGTTTGAACTTTGCCGCCCAGATTACCGCCTGCCGTAAATACTCGCCGGGGCAGCACAGCTCACCCTCATCGTTACGCCAGACGTAAGACTCAATGTCATCCGTCTTCTTGGCGGCTGAGTTCTTCGCTGCTTTTGCTTTTGTCTCTACCGCCTCACAGTTCCACCTGTGAAACAAGAAGTCCGAACTGCCTTGAATTGTGACGTGCGCCGTGTACGGAAGACCGTACTCGATTGTGTCTGCACCGCCATTTGATACTTCTGCTACGTTTTTTACCTTAGCCATTTTTCTCTCCCAAAGTGGCCTTACCTCACCATGCCCTGCACCGCCATGCCATTCCAGACCGCGCCGAGCCCATTTGATGCTTACGCATCGCACAGAAGCCTTTTAAAAGCTCCTGTACGCTGCCTAGCAGCTCCAAACCATTCCAGACCTAAGCAAACCTCGCCGAACCAAGCCAGACACCACCTCGCCCGACCAAGCCAGACCTTATGATGCTTACGCATCGCTCAACAGACTGATTCAATCCGTTGAACGCTGCATAGCAGCTCCATACCTGACCGCACCGCGCCTTACCTCACCACGCCTCGCCGGAACCTACCGCGCCTCACCCTGCCTTACCTCGCCGAATCACGCCCAACTAAACTGGAAGGATGACTGTTGCCAATCACCTATCCGCTGTAGTCAGCTCCTTACCAGACCACATCTCGCCTCGCCACGCCCGACACAACCAAACCGTGCCAAACCCGACCCCACCTCACCAAACCGTGCCACGCCATGCCTTACCTCGCCACGCCTTGGAATTCTTGCTCGATATGCAGACGGGTCGAGCACTCCGTTCATTTACCGCCAGCTCCGCAATATGAAAGAGACTGACGCACCGCTGCACTCAGTGAAGGAACCTATTCATCCAACATGTCCAACAACAAAGCCAGTGCCTCCTCGGGCGTAGAACCGTACTGCGCATAATCCTCAACAGCTTTACCTTCGGGATACGCCATCCAGCGATAGGGAGGCGCGTCATAAGGGTTCTGGATATTTGGGGTCACGATGTACATTACTCATCCTCCCCAGTGTCGTAGATTGCTTCGCGCCGCAGCTCGTCGGCAACCTCTTTACCCCAACCGTAGCCCGCCTCTTTTGCCCGCGAGATAGCGATTTGCAGAGCCTCAATCATTTTTTGAGCCTCGCTAGGCTCTATGCTCATGTAGCAACTACCGCCGGGTACCATCGCGCTGATAAACACGCTCTCGCCGCTTATGCTGACGAAAATTTTTTGCTGAAGATCTTCGCCCTTAATTTCGATTGATTTCATGATTACCCCCTGATTAACGTGATGTGACTTTGACGCTGAAAACTGCGGTGGTCTTGCTGTACTTGGCAAGGGTCTCGGCGTCGATACCCAAGTCTGCCGCCAGCTTCTTCCAATCCACTGTGGAACGATTGGACTCGCTGACCGTGGCTTTGAACAACGCACCCTCAAAGACTTTGGAACCATTGGGCGCTGTAGCTGCATCTTTGAGCTCATCCTTGATGGCCTCAGCC